TGCCGCTTCAAATTCGGCTTTACTTACACCTTCAAATGATAGTCCAGATTTTTTAAAGTTATCTGCCATTTATATATCCTATTTTAAAAACTTTTGAATTACATCAGGAACTTCTTTATCTGCAAATTGCTTTTTAGATTTTTTAGATATGGATTTTTCTATCTCTTTGCGAGTATCTTGTAATGTTTGAAAATGTTTAGCTAATTCAGGATCTGATTTTTTTAACTTTTTTATAGTAGCTGATTCTAATCCCGTAGCTGCTTTGTCAAATACTTTGTGAATAAATCTATCTATAATACCCTCTTTTACAATATACTTTGGCATTTGTAATCTCCAATAAAATTAAGTGGTGTAACTCGATAATAAATATCAGATATGAGAAAATTTAGTTTTTATATTTATCCATCTCTTTTTTTAATTCTTCAGCTTCTTTTGTATAAAAAGTTTGTAACCGTTTAAGATAAAATGTTCTTAAATATATGGGTAGGTTGTAGACTTCACCAAATGTGAATCCACCTTTAGAATGTAATATTAACTGAAATATTTCTTCGTGTATTTGAAGCTTATACTCAGGTGTTAGGCCAAAAAAATCGCACGGTGACTGGAATCGTCACCTCTGTCTCCTTTCCAGCCGAATCAACAACAGTTGTAGTCATATCAACATCTGGTGTAATTGATGTTAAATGTTGTCTAAATGCTAGTGAATCAACTGACAAAAATTCATTATCAACAAAATTATTTATATGTGATTTTTCAGATTTACCATCTACCGAAAGTATCATATGTTTTAAACGTGTAGTAAGTTCTGAACTTCTTTCTTTAGATATTCTTTGTTTTGCTTTTATTTCTGAAGCAATATTTTTTTCATCTTTACTACTTAGTAATTTAAATGTAATAGTTCTCTTTGAATTTGGTAATTCAAAAGAAAATTCGTTCATACCTCTTGCAAGTTTACTAAAATCCATCTTTTTTGAATCAAGCTTTGATAAATCAGTAGTTTGTTCTTCACCATCGTATGTAAACTGATATTCTTTACCATATCCAAGAATACGAGCTGCAACCATAATTGCATTTTTATCACCAATCAACATATCATCTATCTTAATTTTTTTATCCACAATTAACGATTGTAGTAATACATCAATTACAGTGCCTCGTTGTATTAGGTTTTGGGATGTGAGTATATCCTCTTCTCTCGCGGTCATATATTTTATTTCTACTTTGCCCTTAGATAAAGGGTGACCTTCAACATAGAAATGTCCCTTTGACGGTAGGTCAACTACCTCCGTAGGGAATTTGTAATCAGCCATAAATGACTCCTTTTAATATGTGATTATATATATAACTTATTTTGTTGTAAAACTAATTTATTTTTTACCAAATTTTTCAGCTGCCGTAACACCAAGTCCAACTACTGAGATATACATAAAACATTCTAATATTTTGTCTTTTACCTCAAATGTAGAAAAGGTGTCAGCACCCCAACTACAAATCAACATAAAGAAAGCGGCGAAACCAACTGTTCTCTTTGATGATATTTTAGCATCACTTGATAACATTTCTGTTAAGAAACTCATATATACTCCTTAGAATTGTAGGATAGCGTAATCGTATTTCAATGTTAGAGTTATTTCAGCAGGATCACTTGATGCATAATCTAAATCACCAAAATTAGCTGTTTCAATGTAAGCACCCTTTAGTACCCACTCTTCAACAACATCTCCAACTGGCCCTAACAAATTGAATGTAACATCTTTTTTATAAAAATCTGAATACCCATCTCTACCAGTAACGGATTCATGAGATAATCTCACCCATTCCATAACAGCTTGTGCTCCACTCGGAACAACAGGATCATATAATACAATATCGACAGGTTGCCAAGCACCTTTACCTTTTATATATCTTTTTACATTTATGTGGTCTAAAACTATTTCTTCAAATTGAATTGATGGTCTTTTTGCCGCCTTTATCATATATGCCGGAACACCCTCTATATACATGATGAACCGATTTTTAGTTTTCGGTTCAAACGGTGTGAACATTATTTCATTCGGGTCTAATGTAGCCATTCTTTATTCTCCTGTAAAAGTCCGTTATTTCTACTCATAAATAAATATCATCGAAACAAATTTTTGTTAAATTAGAAAAAGAAAAACCCCTCATGTAGAGGGGCTTTTCGTTATAAGATAGTGTTTATAAGTCAAACTTATTCAGGAAACGTAGCTCCCGTTGGTTGAACAACAAAATCCAATACAATGAACTCAGCGGTTCTCGTAGGTTGAATAAATATCTGTCCAACTAATTGATTTCTATCTACCACATCAGGTGTGTTGTTTGTATCATCCATTACTACTCTAAAAGCACTTAATCCACTATTAGATTGTACTTGTTCAAGATAAGGATTAACAATGTTCAAGAAACGATTTCTTAATGCTTGAGTATTTTGTTCAAATACCAAATATCTTGAAGAACTCGCAATGAACTTCCTTAATGTAATCAACAATCTACGAACATTGATTCTATCAAGTGCTGATGGTCTAGCTTGTAATGTTTTCTGTCCGAAAACCACAACACCTTGACCTGGAAAGGATGCGATAGGATTGACTCTACCTTCATAAAGTTCATCTCTTTCAGCGTGAGTTAAACTCATTTTTGCTTGAAGTACACTTGTCAACCCACCACGATTCAGTCCAGCAGGTGCGAACCATTCATGAGCTACTCTATCAGTATAGGATATTACACCTGGTAATACTACTGAAGGCGGAACCCATACTGGTTGTAATGTATCACGATCGGGTATTTTAACCCACGGATAGTATGTAGCGACATAATTAGTGTCTAATGAATTAACAGTATCAACAACAGTTTGAACTGTGTCATTATATGAAGCTGCATCCATAACATAAAATGCATCCGCTCTAGATTCAACTTTGTTCATAGCATGATTTGTTACACTTGGATGTAATCTATGAATAACACCAGGTGTTACTAGTAGATTTATATCAAACTCATCTGGATTACTAATCGCATTAATCGCTCTTTTGTAAGCAAGACTACCACTTGCAGTGCTTGTTGATAAATCAAACCCTTGTGTATTAGAGGCTGTTATATCTACTCCTACATGGTAAGGTGTCGCTGGATTTCTTCCATCGAATCCCCATTGAAATGGTACTACAAACTTTAACTGACCAATTGCGGAACCACTTAGACTATTTTTAGCCCCTGCACCTGTGTATTTTGTACCTAATGCACTAGCATCATCATGACCAGGCATATCCTCAAGTGACATCGTTACATTGTTTCCAGTACCCGAAGAAAATGGTACTGGTGCAAGATAATTATTATTGTCATCTCTTACATACTTACTTGTAAAATCAAAACCATAAAATACATTTGAATCAAATAACCCTAATGAATTATTTTGAGACTTGTTAAATGAAGCTGTTGGTACTGTTGTACTACCCGGCACTGTATTATTTAGTGCTGCATGGCCCATTGGTACTAATGATTTTGGATATTGACTTAGATTATCAGAAGTTTTTGTATAATCACCTACTCTGATATGTCTACTTAGATTTGGATAATCACCGTATTGAGTTAATTTACCATTTGAATCTATTTCAATAAACCTATCACCAATTCTTTTTGCAAAGTAATTTGGAGACTTTGGATCGAATGTTAAACCATCGTACTCTTCTAAAACATTATCATCACTAAGTCCACCTGGATTATGTACTCTTACTTGTAATGAAAATGTACCATAATCTGAACCTGGTACATCATCGGCACTTTTAACATTCAAAATACCTACTTTCATAGATGAATTTATGTCATCACCATGTGAACGAGTATATAATCTAAATAGATTGTATCTAGCATTATTAGATAGCTGTGATTGAATGTAAGGTGTTCTAGCAGTATGATAAGTTTGATTACCAGTAAATGAAGATTCATTACCAAGTGAATCAATTGAGGTAGCTCCAGATTTAAAATCTAAATCATCATCACCTGCAACGACACCAGCCACTCTTTGAGCAGCGGTAGAACCAGCACTAAAAAATGAAGCACTCACATTATGACAAGCACGTTTGAAAACTTTGTAAACATATACAGAGGAATCAGAATTTCCAGACTTTGCAGATTGTGGATCTTCACTTAATACATCTGATATGAAATTTGCACTACCAGTATCAAATGATAATGAATAAGTTTCACTAATTCCACTACCAGAAACATTCAATGTAAATGAATCCCAATCCCCTCCAGGTCGTACATTTGATTTCGTTAAATCACCTGTTCCATCTGAACCACGAGAAGGTGCTAGTATAGCGAAAGTTTCTTTTGTACCACTTATACTACCAGAACAAACTAATCTTAATGAGTCTGCTTTGTACCCACCTAAACCAAGAACTCTAACAATTGTTACAACTCCTGCTGATTTTAAATATTCTTCTACGGTGTAAGGTGTGTAAAATCGATTATCAACTCCACCAAACATCTCTTCAAATTCTTGAAATGATGTTACTTGAGTTGGTACAAAAGCAGGACCTTTTTTAGTAGGCCCAATTATTGCTGCACCAATTTCACCTATAGCTTGAGGTAAAAATGATAAATCTGTTTCACGGGTAAATACACCTGGCGAGACTATTCTTTCTGCCATTTTATTTCTCCCAATTAATTATTTGTATAAAAATTTTTGAATACTATACAATTATTCTTTTATAAGTATAATGTAACTTTTCCAAAATAGAGTATTTAGGAACTTTTTTTAATAAAATACTTAATTAGTAGATGCTTCACCTGATGGTGTAAAGACTCCTGTCTCTGGATTTAATGAACCAGGTCCGTATTTTTCATTTAACTGTGCAACTAAATCACGTTCTTGTTGTTGAACACCCTCATATTCTTGTTCAACTTCAGTTTTTCTTGCTTCTAATGCATCACTTTGTTGGTCTAATAATATTCTTTGAACCGCTAATGAACCCAAAAGTGCTTGTTTTTCTTGATATCCGTTTTGTAGATTTTGCAAATTTTGCAATTCTTCTTCTGTAAATTTTAATTCATCTGAAGTTTCTACAACTTGTGTATCTTCTGCCATAACATTTTCTCCTAATTATGTTTATTATAGTTTATATAAATATTAATTAATTTTTTAAAATAAAGTTTTTTTTTAAACTTCTATAACTTGATATTTTCTTCCTGTTGAATCTGAACCACTTAATTCTGCTGCTTTTGCATTAGCGTCACTTTCACTTGGATATTGCCATAGTTGCATATCACTTGATGAAGCTATAAAGATATTTCTTGATGCCCAAATTGGATCGTTAAATGTAATACTACCACTAATACTTGAACTTGGTGCTTGAAATAATTGTTTTACTACTCTAAAAGCCATTTAATATTTCCTTTGATTTAATGTAAGTATTTTCACTATACAAAACTACTACTTGATACTTGAGCTTTTAATTGATTTAAATCTGTACTACCTGTAATCATAGCTCTCAAATCTCTAACTGCTTGTGTTAACTCTTGAATTGCTGATACATACATTGTGTCTTTTTCTGTTAGTTTTGATATTAGAGCTGACCTTGAACCAGTAGGAGCACCACTATCTATCTGAGGCATTCCCTCTAAATATCCCCAATCAGGTGCGTGAGGTTCTATTGAAGATGAACCCACCCAATAATCATCACTCGAAGTAACTTCTTGTGCTATAAATCCTCTATGTCTACCACTACCTTTCCTATCACTTTTCCATTCAAAGGTTACAGGTCGTAGAGTATTTATTATACTTAAACTACCTGAGTAAGTTTGTATATTTTGTTTAGTTCTTTCGTCTGAGATTGAACTTATTGTGGTATCGGTAGCAGTAAGTGTACCATCAGCTGCTATTCTGAAATGTTCTGTACCAACGTGGTAGCCATCAACCCAAAATTGATGGCTTGAATCTGTAACCCAAGCTGCACTTCTATTAGTATCACCGGTAGCATGTGAATTAACACCCATTTCAGAGTAACCAAATGCATTAACATGCATAAAAGCATTAGCTACACTCGTACCAGCATTTGCATTTTGAACACGAATACCAATCATATCACGAACACCATAACTTGCTGTTGCTTGTGAAATGTGGAGTGGTGCAGTAGGACTTGTTTCGTTGATGCCAACCTCACCTGAACCATCTATTGTCATCCTATTGTTAGCAGCCGTACCGAAAGTCATCGAATCACCATTGTGAGCGTACACTATATAACCTTTTTTATGGTCATCTGGATCACCAAATAAAATATTTTGACTAGAGGTATTGCTACCAAGAAAGGTCATACCAACTTCACTATTATCAGATTCAATGACTAATTCATCTCCGTTAGCATGAGCAGTTACAGTTCCAGCACTTCCTTCGTGTATGTGAAGTTTACCATCAGGATTTGATATGCCGATGCCGACCTTACCTGAATAATCAATCTGCATCTTTTCTGAGCCAGCCGTATTAAAAGCAATAACTCCAGACGAATCTACATTACCAGCAGCTATATCTAATCTTCCACCATAAGTGCTTCTTGAATTACCAGATAAAGCTATATTCGCACCATTTCCAGATGTACCACCATACAAAACCCAATAATTATTATCTACTGTTGTGTTGATAGTTTTAGTAGGATTAATTCTAATTTCATTAGCTCCATGAACCATACCAAACGAACCAGTTGATTTTGCTGAACCACTTATGGCAAAACCATCACTCAAAGATGTGTTAATTGCCCCATCCCAATTAGCAGAACCACCATCTTCTATCAAAATACCATAAACCTGAGCTGCATTGGTATCGTCAACATCCATGTATATTTTTTGACCAAGAACATCACCAGTAACATTAACTGCACTCTCAATATCTAATGTGACGTTACTACCAATAACATATTGGTCTATGGTGCCAGCATCTACATTTACATAGGCATTTACTCCATTTACTGTATTTACAATACCAGCCACATGACTGGCGTTTGCTGATACAGCAATTATATTATCACCATTACCAGCTGAATTCTTATTTTGTGTGTTGGTGGCATTAAATTCACCACCTACTATATTACCAAAACCACTATTTGAGTCATTGTGTATAGCGGCTCCCTTTACACCGGTAATTAATGTATTTTGGTCAGCATCACCGCCTGTTTTTGTTAATTCAAAATCAGCCAAAACAACTGTGGCATTATCGGTGATGGCTGCACTTTTACTAACAATTAAACCAGTTGAATTTATATTGATAAAACTATTAGGTGTACTAGGATCTATAGCTATTACTGGTACGTCTTGTGTTTTGCCAATATATAATTCATCACCATCTCCATATGTATCACTATCTGGTGTTCCGATAAACCAATCACCACTACCTGCAGTATCAAATCTCATATGAGCCGCTCTATACGTAGCTGCTTTATCTATTCTAAGAACAGCATCAACTAATCCGTCTAAATGAAGTGTTGGTACATTACTACTACCTAAAGTTAAATTACCACTACCACTTATATCACCTGTTACTTGCAAAGGTTTTGTAGGACTTGTGGTGCCGATGCCTACATTTTCTGTATCTGTAATTCTCATTACCTCATTCATTACACCACTACTATTATAAGTTGAAAATGCAAGAACTGAATTTGCTGAACTAGCATTTACATTTATTGCTGCTATTCTTGCTTGAGGACCTGGATTACCTGTGCCAGTTGGTATTGCC